ATATTGTAGTGCTTCGCTCTGCGTAGGCTCACCGCCCGAGAACTCTAAATTCACTCGTGAAAAAGCCCGGGTCTGCTCAACTAAATGAGCAAACGCCGGGTCAAACTTGTCTAGTATAGGAAATGGATTAGTACCGTCGTGAAGTTCTATATGACAGTAATTACACTTTAAGTCACAGCTATTACCAAAATTCCAATCGATTGTTATTGTGTCATTCACGTCAAGTAAGGAAGCCATTCGGAATGCCTAATCTGAAAAGGCATTCTCTTACGCTTATTTACTAATTCGTAGAAGTCTGGTTTATGTGGCTTAAACTTTGGCACAATCTTCTTGTTATTTCCCTTACCTGCATTACACGGGCCGCAGGCAGTAACAGTATTCTCAAAGGTTGTCTTACCACCCAAGCTAACGGGTAACACGTGATCAAGTGTGCAGTCTTTCTTTTGCAAGTCAACCGCACAGTAAGCACATTTATAGCCGTCACGCAAGAATACACTGCTCTTAGAAAAGCGTATAGTTGTTTTTGGTTTCATGTACTCACGCAAGATTATAATGCTCGGTACAGGGGTTTCCCAGGTTGCACTATGCACAATCCAATTATCGTGCCATGCCAGTACATGGGCCTTATCTAAGACCATATATTTGATTGCGTCCTGCCAAGTTAGTGTACTAAGTGGCAGAAAGCTGATCGGAGCGCCGTCGGCGTTGAGTAATAGCGTATCTGACATTTTGGGTAATCATTTTGTTATTGTTGAGAACAGCTTGTATTATACAGCCATTCTATTATTTAAGCAAGTAGTTTTTGTACAAATTCAGTGCCCGATTGCTCAATTGACTGGGTCCATTGATCCTGGGCATCTAATCCAAATACACTTGTATAGTTTGGAGTTGCAGTTAACCAACTAAAGTTATGATTGTAAGGTGCAATACCTTTAATCTCGTTAGTTAATTGTTCCGGAGCCCACGCACAGAGCCCAACTAGTAATCGCCAATGTTTTGGATGGTCACCCATAGCCAATCTTGGCAACAGCTCATGGCTTGAACTAATACTAAATTCATTATTAATCTGCATAGTATTGTTAGTCTTCCATTCTGAACTATGTAGTAGCGTTAATGCTTTAACATTAACTGGGCCGCCTACATATACGAATCCTTCAATGTCAATGTCGACATTACATTGTTCGGCAAACTCCCTAATGGACATCTTAGATTGTTTGTTTAGTACAACACCCATGCTTCCGCGGGCGTGGTCTTCAGTGACATATATTACAGTCTTCTGCCAAAAGTTTCCGCGCACATTAGGTGGTGCAATTAATAATTTACCGGTTAAGTTCATTTATGCAAATCTTTGAACAGAACTCTTTACGTCAGCAACCGTAATGGCTCCATCCTTATCTCTATCTAATCCTTTGTTCTGAGCATATACTTTACCCGAGAATCCACTAGCGCCACTTTGTCCTAACACAGTACTATCATCAGCACCAACATACTTAGGCATAAACACAGCCATGTACAAGTCACCTAGCCCCATTCCCGGCTTCACGCCTACCATTTTGAAATACTTGTATACATAGTCTAATTGCTCAACTGCGGTCATGCTCTTGAGCTCACTAGTTGATGTTCCAAGGCGTGATGCAGTATCGGGCATGAACTGAATCAATCCAGTTGCACCGCTTGTTGGGTTAACTGCGGCAGGGTTAACTCCTGACTCTTGTTTAAAAATAGCCATTAGGTCTTTACTGCTTACACCCAGTGCTCCTGCAACTTTTTCTAACTTCTTATTAAAGTCTGGGTCTTGAATTGCCCCTGTGTCAATATTCTTAGACGACGGATTTGGTTTATTCAACACATCTTTAAACTTCTTACTAATTTCAGGAAACTTGGCAGCAGCTTGTCTTGTATAAGACCCCATAACACCATCGAGTCCGTCTTTATCTGGACCAAATGTTCCTAGATTAGCACCAGCTGCTTTGAGCTCTTTTTGAAGATTTAATGTATCTTGACTAAACAGGGGATTGTTTTTATCACCGCCTGCTGCTATTTTATCTTTAAGACTCGGTGCACCTGGTTTTGCGCCCACAGGCCCGAGTGCTTCGTTAGTAAGGTTAAATTCATTGAATCTCATTTTCTTGTCCCCCAATCTGGTATCTTTCCACCGTATTTCTTGCCTTTAAGTTTATGCCCGCCCATAACAACACGACTTTCAGGACCACGTCCCAACAAGTGTGATTTGTTACCTTCGCGAGCACGTAGTCCTTGACTCTTACAGCTGGCAAGGTTGCTTGCGCCTAGATCTTTATTAGATGTAGTGCTAGTGCATAGCTTTCTGCTGGCTTTTTCATCAAGAGCAGCAAGTTCTTCGTCGGTGATAAATTCGTTAAGTCTCATACTATATTTAACTGTTTAGCCATTCTTCTACAGTAATCCACTGTTGCGGCCCAAGTGTAGCTTCTAGCTTAGTTAAATCAGCACATGTGTACTTTTGATAGCTGTTTTTAAGTTGGGCAGGCATAGGAATGTATTCTTGATCGTTGCTTATTAGATTAGCAACTTGCTGAAAACTAGTAGTTTTACCAGTGCCCACGTTCCATATTCCGGATTCTGTTACACGATTAATAAACTCTACATGAATGCGACATACATCTTCCACTGCAACGAAATCACGTAGGTATTTGTTACTATTCTCAAATAGCTTAATAGGAGTCTGATTGCGGAACTGTGTTATTGGGCTAGCTTGGCTTCCTTTATGCTCTTCTTGATTGCCGTATACATTAAAGTAACGGAACCCTTGAACTGCCCGTACACTTGTTTGTTGTTGTACCCAACGATCGAACAAATACTTTGACCAAGCGTATGGAGTACGTGGATCAACTGGTGCAGTTTCTGCAAAGTTATTACCTAATCCGTAAACACTTGCTGAACTAGAGTACTGTAGGTTTACAAAATTAGTTTTACACGCACGGAACATCCAACGACTAAAGTCGTAGTTCTGCTGTATAACTTTATCTACATCGGTTTCTGTGGTGCTGCTGATTGCGCCTAGATGTATGACCCAGTCATTGCCTTCTACAGTTGGATATGGAGTGTCTTTCCATTCCCATCCTCTAACTTCCCAATCTGTATGATCTTCTAAATATCTTAAGAGATTCTTACCAATAAAGCCCTTATGGCCCGTTACTAATACTCGCATATATATCCGTGATGTCCTGTGCTGTTAATGCGTAAACTCCGCTATGCTGTACGGTCTTACCAGCAGCATAATTAGCAAAGTTTATTGCTTGCTTTATATCACGTGTATTTAAGAACTCTGAGACCAGGGCTGCTAAAAATGTATCGCCGGCACCACATACATCAAATACTTCCACACGCGGTGTTGGATATAGCGCATCTCTATACACAGCCCCACGGTGTCCCATAGTAACTATTAGATCAGTCGGTACTGATTTAGCAAGACTGTTTTCTAAACTGTTAATCTTAACATAGCAACCTTCAAACTTAGCAAGGTCTGTCTTCTTAGTATCAATAAAGATTGGACCTTTATAGTGTTTACGTATGTTAATGATTAACTCTTCCGATACAAACCCTTTGTTATAATCACTAAAGACAACTGCATCAAAGTCTGTTAGGTGTGCAATCGTATCAGCAAATGGATTAACTGGTTTTTCGGAGTCCATCCGTAATAGGTGTTGACCCGAACGCTGATCAATATAACGTGTCTTAACGATACGTTGATTGTTAGTTTTAAAATCTACATCGATCCCGAAAGCTTTGAGATTGGCATTGACATTAGCAGCCATGCCGGGCTTAGTTTCTTTATAGTTAAAACTAAGAATAGGTACAGGTGCTTCGGGATTGAGTCTATCTACAGTCCCGTAGTAGTATTCATCTATGCAACTGTCACCCAGTAATAATACTTTGAATTGTTTTGGTTGTTGAGTAGTCATCTAATCTATTAAAATATTCTATGCGTTTAACTAAATGGCCGCCGACGATATGTTTACCTTCCCAGTCACTGCCCTTGAGCATTATATCAATTTTATATTGTTGAATGATGTTCATTAGGTCATCATCAGTATCAAATATCTCAACAACATCTACTGCTTTAAGATTTGACAACATTATTCTACGATCAGTTTGGTTATTGATCGGTCGGTCGTTACCTTTTAATTCTCGAACCCGTCTGTCACTGTCAATTGCTACAACTAGATAATCGCCATATGAC